TTTATCAACGGTATCAACACCACTGAGGCTGATGCTACCCATCAATGTGAAAACATCCATAATTATTCCCTCTGTTCCCTAATAGCTGCCAAGATTCTATCGGCTTTGGCTATTGCTTCCTCTTTGGTTATATTCTTAGTGAGTTCTGCTTTCTCAGCTAACCCCACACTCTCCAGATACTTCTCAAATGAAACCTTCTCTCTGTCTATACCACCAACATAAGCTAACAGAGCGAGGTTGTGGCTGTCTGCACGTTTGAACTTAGCCTCTTCGATAAGTACCTCACGGATAACCTTGTTCATCTCAAGGAAACGGCTGAACGTTAGATTAAATACTACATCGTCAGTCCAGCCGTACCTATGCTCTATCTGGTCTATTGCGCTGTTGAGATGTTCTGGGTGCTGGCTTGCTTGGTAGCTGAGGCTAAAAAATCCGCAAACCCAGCCTGTGAAACGAGTTGACTTACAACCTCTTTGCTAACGCTTACATCTGTTTCCCCAAACTCTTCAGGTGTCATTCCAGCCAGGTCAGCCAGCCATGTGAATATATCATTAGTGAGGTCGGCAGCTAACACCTGAAAGATGGTGAACCCTATCTCCATAGCGGAGGATTTATTCCGTTTACCCGATGCGCTCCTTACCAGAGCAAAGAGACTTTTGACACTTTCTGGATTCAGTTTGGCTAACATCTCAGCCAGTGTTTTGATGTCCTTAGTTTTGAGTTTTCTTATTTCCATGCCTCTCCTTTTAGTTCCTGAAATATCTACGCACTAACAGGCGTGAATGTTATCTCCCACGGTTCAGTAGTCATTGAAGCAGGGTTAAAGTGTCCCACGAATTTGAGCTCAATGATAGCATCACCAGAATCAGGCAGGTCAATAGTGAGAGGCCCCTCTACAAGGCAGTTAGTCATTGCGATAGCGACAGAACTGGCCTCTGTGGCTGCAGTGATGCCTTTGACTTCGGCTACAATGCTCACCTCGTCAATGTAGGAGGCGGCGGCAATCTCGCCTCCGGTGATAACATGAGAATTCAGGGTCGATCCTGCCAGCGCATAGGTGACGTTTGCCTCTGTGACTTCCATGAGGCGAACTGTCAGTGTGGCTTCTACGCTCTCCAAGAAACGATAACCCTTAGTTTTCCCCAAAGCTCCATCCGGCCTGATATCCCTGAATACGCGGTTTATCTCCATCATGTTACCGCCCTTGGTGGCCCCCAGTAGGGCTGACTGGTCAATGCCAATATAGACAGCTCCTGGCCCCATCAATATTCTCTGATAACTATTAGTTGTAATACCATTCTGACTTGACATTTGCTTTACCTCCAATATTTTGATAATGAAAAGGCGAACTTACCCGCCGGAACTCAGGTGCTTAATAATCTTCACATTCTGCTACCTCCCAATAATCACTACCGTTTCTGATTGCCTCCAGATAGATAACGAGAACATCATTGCATAATGCCATATACCTGGGGTGGTCTCAGGAATGAACCCATCCGTCTGTAGTGACAGTTTGCAGTTCTTGACGTCCGTGGTGTTGAACTGAAGTTGGTCAAGAAGTTCAATGATTCTTTTCCTGATAGTCGTTACCTCGGTGATATCAACATTAGGCGGAGGTGAATCTGACCAGATATCCAGATAGTAGACAGAGTTGTTCTCAGGGAATATCTGACCTGCTCTGTTATCTATTCTATGAACCAGGTAAGGAAACTCTGAGTCGGGAGTTGCCCATACTGGCATGAGGCGCACTGTACCGCCCATAGCAGCCTTTAAGGTAGCATCTGCGGTCAATGTACTATATAGATACATTAATAGACTTGCTTGTGAATCTGTTGCCATTTATAACTCCATGTGACGGTTGAATATTGAGATTATCTTGTCCTTTGATTCATCGAAGCTAGGTTTGAGCCACGGCCTTGGCGCCATATTCTTAGTGCCAAACTCGGTCATTAGTCCCTGTACCTTATCTGTACCAACAGAGCCGATTATCTTCTTACCCTTAGTCTCAATGACGCTCTTGATGGATTGCCTCAGTTCTCCAAGTCTCTGTGCCGGAGGTTCGCCGGGTGCTGATGCGGTGTAAGTCCTCGACGTTCCTGGCACTTTATATTGACGGCCTGTCCTATTGCCAGACAGTTTCTTTAGTGTGTTATTCCTGACCTCATTGACAGCCTCGTCCATCCTCTTGACGGCATTATCCTGTAGGCTCTGCATGGCCTCTTTAACATGGGATGTCATTTTTATATTAGTTGACACTTGACAAACACCCCCTAACGGTATATACTTATTGGTATGAATACTTGTTTATTGTGCGGTAATAAATATGAGGAAAATATTATCTGTTGTGAGGATTGCACTAAAAAGTTGCTCGATGCTATTCCTGGATTATCTGTAATTCACCCACTAGAATGTAAGAGGTGCGGCCACAAATGGATACCTCGCACATCTAATAAACCAAAGGTCTGCCCAAACACCAAATGTAAGTCACCATACTGGAATAAGGAGAGGAAGAAATGAAGATGGTAGATATTCTCACGAGTTATAAGCAGGTCAAGAATAAAGAGGCTCTTCTTAATGACATACATTATTAAAATCGTAAAAACTGGTTTTTTTTGGATTAACTTTACGATAGCAGGGATTGGGATAGTAATCTCACTGGTCTGGTTTGAATCAGTCGGCCTCTATCCTATTTTCGCATCGCTCATAATTATATCGCTGGTAAATGTATTTCTTGGTGCTACAAATAGCGTGAGTAATATTAACTCGAACTTCAGGAAGTGACTATTCCATGATTAATATATCAACTCCATGTCCGCAACAAGCTGACTTCACACCTTCGATATAACCTAAGCAAGCATCATAACCTTCCGGTGTTGGCATCCTTCCACACCTCACACACGGACGCTCCTGCTCACTTATCGGAGTGCCATCAGAGTAAACCCACCCCTTGTCTGTAAAAGTTATTGGGTTGCCTCTAGCGTGTGATGTAACTGCCATTAGTCTTCCTTAACCATAATCACAGTGTTATTATCCAGCGCCATTGATGGCCCGATAGGTTTATAGGTATGGCCTCCGTGCATGAAACGACTGGTAGCCAACTCAAGGGATACGCCACCCTCCATGATAATCTTATGAGTAACCTCAGAGTTTAGCTGTTGGAACTGGAGACGTGCCTTTGCATCCACCGGCACAACACGCCCGAAGCGAGTCTGCACCTGAGTCCAGGCAACAGTTTCCCCCATAGCCGTCTGGGTGGAGGTCTTAGCCTGTATAATGATTCTATCTTTAAATAAATTAGTTCTCATTATATCAAGTTCCTATTGATTGAACTCAGGTATTGCTTGCAGATAAAGGGTAACTCTACAGCCTCACCATAATCAACCGAACCTATCCCTGTTACTGCTTCAGACTTAATCCCCAGTCTATTCTCGTACCATATTGACACAGCCAACAGGACAGCCAACAGAGCATCGGGAGCCGCGGTTTGTGCCGTTGCCCTTGTCGCACCATAGCCCGAGGTGTAAACCACGACATATTCATAATCCTGCGCCCACGTTCCCTTTAATCTGCCCATGTGTAACTGCTCGGTGTAATCATCTGTGAGGTCAAGCTCTACCTCGAACCTGAATATAATCTTAGTGGCATCGGACGGCGCGGTTGTAAAGGTTACGGTCTTACTGGACAGGGTGTAATCGGTTGTTACCGTCTTGAGCGTCCCATCAACATAAACCTTGAGACTGTCCGTGACGGGTATGGCTGATAGAACAAAGGCAGTCGTAGAGCCGTCCCCTGTCTTTCCGTTCACCACCTTATATGACACGGAGGTTATAGATACCATCGGGGTGTAAGGGATTCTTATTGTATCGTGGCCGGTGCCGTTGATTGAACTGGTGATAGATCGCTGGATGAAAGCCCGTCCGGTAAAGTCCTCACACTTCTTGGTAGCAGCATTAATAAGGTTCTCTATCAGTTCGTCATCATAAGACTCAAAGGTATTGTCATCGGCTGCATACTCGTAATTAGCGGTGATAGCATGGCCATTAGGGGGGTAGACTACAAAAGTTATAGTAGCCGTGCTGATAGAGTAATGAGTGGTTTCAGTCAATAGTACATTATTGAGATAGAGTTTCAGGCTCCCTGTCACCGGCGTATTGTCAAGGTCAAACTCTGTCTCTGACCCGTCGCCTACGCCGACATATTCAGCGTAAACGTGCAGGGAAGCGGCAGCGTCTTTTCTCATATATTCTTTAGCCTGGACAACCGTTGCTAAAGCTGTATCTGATAGACTCATTATTTACCTCCACCTTTTATCTTAGGGCAGTATCTACACCGGCGAGCCATTACTAGTTTGCCATCAACAACCCACTGTTTAATCTTTCCCCACTTGTGGAGTCCCAATTTACATCTAAGCATCTTTATAATATCCTTCAAACAGCCCTGCTGTTACAGCATTTGTTTCGTCACAACTACAGGATATTTTAATATTAGTCCTCGCTGGTGCTTTAATTTTAACTCCAAACGGTATAGAAATCATTATATCTTGCATCAATGCTATGTCCTTGGTGTGCCATTTATTCCCCGAGTAGTCTGGGTGATTATCACAGGTCATTCTCAACCAGAATCTTACAGGTCTGCCAGCAGTCTTGTTAATCCCCGATACTTGCCATAATGTAATATAAGCAACTGTCTTAGTAGGTACAGTCCATATACCATCTTCGTCTGTGTTAAGCCCTGCTGGAATACTGCGATAAATAGGTGTATCATCTAAATGCCTTAAATCAATCCTGTCAGCAGCGCAACCAGCACTACCGTCTTTTACGGAGTGCATTGAGTTTACTCTTAATATATCGGTAGCAGTCGTGGCTACGGGGGTTGTGCCATTCATTACTACAGTTTCGCACTGTTCGGCATAGCTGGTGTCAAGATAGTGAACATGGATAAGACGAATACCAGTACCGCCAGCAGAGTCATCTTCAACCCGATATGCTTGGACAGACGTTACTGTAGAGGACATCCAAACCCTTACAGTTAAGACATGGGCTGCTACGGTCTGAACTTGCCCCTTTATACAATCACCATCAAACAACACCGCATCCCCAGCTACTACCGCAGTTACAGCCGTGAAGTCCACATCAGCATCGGTTAGTGTTAGAGTCCAAGCATTGTCTGTACCCTCAACAGATGTAATGGAGTCCGATGTTCCTGACTTGATAATTACACCGAAGTCTTGCGCTCCACCCGCACCTGAGACAGCTTCCATACCCATACCTGCGGTAGGGAAAACATAAGAACCGCCAATGGGCCATAAGTCCTCAAGTGCAGCGTCTACATCAGGATTAGAACCAAGCACTCTCAATGAATAATGCCCTGATATATGGCCCTCGGCTATCTCTTTAAGATAGTCCATAGAGGAAACACGTAGTTTGGCATCAGTGTGTTTGGATGACGCTACCCAATTAGCCCCATCTTTATTGACGTATTTAGTACCGGTATCCCACTCAAACACAGTAGAGCCGATAGGCAAGCCGATAGGCTTGGTATCAGTCGACAAGCCAATGTATTCCTTTATTGGCTTCCGTTCACCTGATGCAGTTGTCCCTACGTCTATTAATGCCATTAGTTATTACCTTCGCTTCTTGGACTTAGGTTTAATTCTCAGTGGTACCGGGGCCGTGTTTACTGGTTCAGTCGGTGGGATTACCTTTGTCTCACTCGGCCCGTCCATGCTCTTGTCCTGCATGGCTAACCCTTTATTGATGTACTGCTTGGCCTGTGACTCAGGTACGTCTACGACGTCGCCGACGTGGTAATGGTTCTTGCCTTCATAGTAGAACATTTGTAATATTCTGATTCTCATATTCCCTCCTTATTTTATGGGTAGGCGTAACATGGGGAAGGAGATAACCCAGCCACGCCTACCCCGGACCCGCTAGTTACACTATCACTAGGAAATGGTGTAGTATCTGTCGGCCCACATATTAGCGCGGTATCAAACAATACGCAGATGATTATAACTATCACGTTCACTGACAAGCCAATTAACCCTATCATAGTCTTTTTGCTCAAAGGCTTTGATTATCTCCTGTTTATAACATGCTTCCCGTTCTGCTCTTAGAGGATTTAATCTAGTCAAGAAACTGGTAAACTTATTAATCATCATTACCCCCAAATTTCCGTGATTCTCTGCTTAATAAATGCTCTCTTGTCAATCCCGAATATCCTATGCAGTATCCCTGATGTGCATAAATAATACATAGCAACAACTGAGATACCTAAGACATAGCCATTAATGCCCAGCAGTACCGCTATGGCATCCACCCCGTACATAAAGCAGGGTGCTAATATCACGAGTGATGTAAAGTACACCCTAGCAATCCCATAATAGACTGATATGTGAGGGATTACTAAAGTTAATATGATAGCCAGATATGAGAACACCGCCAGCAATCTATGTAAAACTGAGAGTTGACCATCGACAAGAAAGAGTATCAACCCCATGCTTACCAAGATAACGGTTATCCAGCAGACAAAGAACTCTACATATTGGGGGAACTTGCGTTGCTTGAAGTTCTTGCCGAAGGCTGTTTGTACAACATTCTCTCTGCTATCTATTGACAGTAAACTACCTGAAGACTTAAGGGTTACTGAGTTATGTATGAATCTATTAGTTACCCCGCCTGAGGTAGTTGCAAAGAACCCGAACCATACCCATATCGCTGTCGCCAGGGTAACCATAACAGTTGATATTATGATATATTCCGAGCCTCGGTTCCCTGCAAAGAATAACACCGCCCACGTTCCACCGAATACGAACAGTGCGTAATGAGCCGTCCCATAGTGCGAAACTACCAGTAAAGATACGAAGATAATAACAACCAGTGGGTGACTGGTTAATAGTGCCCATATCAGTCCCGACAATAAACCCCATGCAATACTAACCCTACCAAGATTAGGGTAATAGGCAAAGTACATATTCGAGAATACAAAGGCACTCACTATCAATGAATCGCCAATGCTGAGATATTCCCTCGATATCAGGTAGCAAAAGGATGGCATTAGAGCATAAAGGAAACAGGGTGTTATCTTGAATGTTATGTCTCTGCTCAGGTGCAGGTATTTACTGATCAGGTATGGCAATATTATGGCAGTCAGGCAAGACGACAATACCTCATTCCGGTTATCAATAATCTTGTTAGTCTTAAATGTATTGAGGTACGCCTTGTACTCTCCAAGTCTGTCAGAAAACGGTTTGTACTTCAATGCATAGAAAGCCAGTTCCAAGAATCCAACCATATAGATTAGTAGAAATATCGCTGTATCGCTCATTCTGTCCACCATGCCCATTTACGGGGGATAGTGCTGAATGGGATATCATAACGCCAGTTCTTAATGTCGAGTTTCTTTGCCCACCAGTCTATCATCATTCTGTACGGAGGGTCGTAATCATAAATGACGATTAAGAAGTTAATGACTACCCGTATGATACCGTTACGATTACAAGGGTCGTTGCTTTTATCTAACCTGCAGTGTGTAAAGAACTCGTCTCTAATGCTGATTAAGATATGTGAGTTAGGGTGCCAGCAATACCCCGGGTCTCCTATAGTACTGGATGGCTCAGGGAAGTTTCGTTCAAAGTCTCCAAGTGCCTTCCGCAGCTTCAGTAATGCCTTGACCTTCTCAACGCTCGATGTGTCTGGAGAGAGTATAGTAGTAATGGCTTCAACTGCCGGTTTCTTGATTGCGTGTACCATGAACGTCTGATAAGGCAATGAAGTGTAAACGGTCACTCGTTCTTTTTGTAACTTATGCCTAGCTTCTTGTGCCTCTTTTTCTAAACGCCCCATGATTCTCCTTCAAGGGAGGGGGAGGGCGTGTTAAAACCCTCCCCCTAAGTTATTACGCTGTGTATGCCATCTGGTCGCTGATTACAAGTCTCCCATCCGGCATTATGAGTACCAGATAAGCGTCCTTGTTATCAGCGATTTCTATTGCTAAATCGATAGCACCGTCCGATTCACTGACAAGCCACCCGGCCACATTTGCCGATGTCTCAATAGCCAGCCCGTCCGTCCCTATTGCCAAGGATACGACGTCGGTTGAAGTGACCGCCAGCACCTGACCTGCATCGTCGGTACACATATAAAATGCCACCGCGCCGACATCGGTTAGTGCTTTGCCATTCTCTCCGAGTAATTGAATTGTTGCCGTAAAGTCGTCTGTCGTTGTAACCTGAGCAATGACGATGGTTGCATCAACAGGCTGATTTGCTTTTACTGCCATGTTAGTTTACCTCCTGAATTATTTGATTAAGTGTAGGTCAGCACATCGCTGATTACAAGTCTCCCATCCGGCATAACTAAAACAAGATAGGCCGTGTATGCAGTGATGACCGTGACGGTAAGCCCGATAGCACCGTCTGATTCACTGACAAGCCACCCGGCAAGGTCAGTGACTTCTTCTATCAGTAATCCGTCCGTGGCGATAGCCAGGTCTGATGTGGTTGTTCCATCAATAGCCAGTGTGTCCCCGGATGCAGTTGAGGCTATATAGAAAAAGACTGCACCGACCCCATTAAGGGCGTCACCGTTTTCTCCGAGTAATTGGATAGTGCAAACATCAGCCCCCCCACTTGCAGCATTGGCTACGCTGATAGTGGCGTCTACTGGTTGATTGGCTTTTACTGCCATGATATTCCTCCTGTGTTAGATTACGGGGCGGGTTAATCCCCGCCCCGTGTTAGGTGATTAGGTGGCTGAGTTGCCAATGCCGTAGAAGGCCGCTGTGCGATAAGCACCGCCGCCGACCCGTTTCTTGGCCAGGAATCCCACCAGTCCGGCCTCAGCGTAAATCTCGTCAAGGCGTTTGATGGCAATGCCGGCGCGGTCGACAATCATATAGCCGAGCTTGAAGTTGCCGAAGATTACCTCTATCAGGTCAGTGCCATCTGCCGGGTAGCCGAGGTCGTTCTGATTGACTATCGGGTAACCGTCGAAGTTATTAGGCTCGCCAGCCACTAGGGACGGCTGCCACATATATTGGCCATAGTATCCACTGGCAGTCTCCGGGCGCAGTTTCCTTAGTGCCAGTTCCGTCTTCCGGTTCATCAACCAGATGGCGCCGTTAAGATACTGAGTGCCGAGGCTGTACTCGCATTCAAGCATATCGTCCCAGAGTACCGTATCAGCAGTTGTCCAGTTGGTGTGAGAGATTGATTCCAGACTGATACCGTCCGGCTGGCTGTATGTGGTGTGACCTGTGCCAACTGCAAAGGCTGTTGCTTCCGCATTAGCGAGTGCTACGGCGAAGGAGTCAGCTATTAAGGCTTGCAGGTTAGCGTCGGTGTCCTGAAGTTCATCCTCACCAACTTTAGTCAATCCAAGCAGGTCTTCAACATAGATGGTATCCTGACTTGGAGTGATGGTGGACTCAGTTGCTTCGGTGCCGGTTTCCAGCTTGCCCCACCCCACAGAGACCTCAGTCGCACTGTTGATGGACACCTTGTCCCTTGATGTGTTGCGTACCCTACAGTAACCTCTTAGTGGATTATATTGTGGGATAGCTCGGGTGATTTCCGCTTCCAAGTCCTGAGGTACAATATATAAACCGGCGGTGTTCTCTACCAAGGCTTTCTCTTCAGAAGGGCCTGCCTTGAGGACTTTCTTCTCATCGCCACTCAGTTCCTTGCTTCCACTACGCATCCACTTGTAGAAAGCGGAGTCGTATGCTTTCGCCTGCTCTGACTTGCTACCTTCACCCGGCTGGACTAACTTCTGGCGTTCTACCTTTAAGGCTATTTCGTCAAGCTGTGCCTTCTGCTCGTCAAGTGCGGTGTTCATTTTGTCCCATGCTTCTTTGCTCTCAGCAGTACCTTCACCTATTTTCTTGGCTTCGGCCAGGACTTCGTCGTTCTTGGCCTTCATAGATTCCCAAGTAGCCTGGATTTTATCGGTAAGTTCCTTTAATTCTGGCATTTAATTTCCTCCGTTAGTTTAGTTTTGCTATAGCGGCATCGATATTGGCTTCCGCCTGCTGTATGTCAAAGCCGCCTATCTCTGATTGGATACCTGATAATAGCGACTCCAGCTCTGCGGCTTCCGGGTCTTCCTCTGGTTCAGGAGTGTCGTCTGACGGCTCCTGCCCCTCAGTCTTTACCAGAAGTGCTTGGAGTGCCTTTACAGCATCCCGTAATGATTCAGTGTTATTAGTGACCAGTGCTTCCTCAACCGCTTTAATATCAAGTATCATAGCGGAAGGGTTAGCGGCAAACGTCACGGGAGATACGTCATATAGTTTAATTTCTTTTAAGTGGCGAACACCTTTAACCACAGCCTCTGTGATTGTGTCATAACCTATGGACATCTCATTGATAACGCCGTCTTTCATTAAGGCTAGAGTCTCTTTGGCTCTCTGGACTCCGAGGGTTAGTTTGCCATTAATCAATAAACCGGTATCATCCTCCGTCATCTCAAGGGGTTTACCTATCGGCTCCATGACGCTGTGATTCCATAATATCTTGATACGGCTACGGTTCTCCTTAATAGTTTTCTTAAAAGCCCCTTTGTCCACTACGTCACCGTAGGAGTCGGGTACATCAGTAAACGTGGAGGCATAGCCGGTAAATGTTCCCTCATCTTCGTTTATGTCTTTGACTTCAAACTTTAATGTCTTACGTTCCATGACTTAACCTCCTGATAATTGCTTAACTATAAAGGGTCGCCTGACCCCTGCACTAAATGTCTCAGCAGCTTCTAACGCTAATAATATTCTTTGCTCTGGGTTAGCATTTGAATCTGATACATACATTGCCCCAAGAGCCAAGTCAAAACCACAACCAACTGCATTAAAGGAATGAATGGATTCTCCGACTTGGTAATCACTATCAATCTGAAATAGTCTGCCTTTGTAGCCGACTAAGAAACAACCACCCTTCTCTGCCTCTTTATCTTTCTCCGCATAACCTCCAGCCTTTAAACAATCTCTAACCGCATCAATAAACGAAGTAACCATATACTCGTATGTATCAGTCTCGCTATGGTGCGATGGGATTTTAAGACTATACTGTAGCAATTCACCCATACGAAAGGATGAGGTAAATCCCATAATAAAATCACCCTTGACAAATACCTTGTGGTCTACTCGGACAGTGAGGCTCATCCCCCCAACCCCTGCACTATCACCACCCATATAGATTGTGTCGTTCTCCTTTAACCCTACGATACAAGTCATTCTCTCTCCTTTTATTACGTTAGGTACGCTTCCGTACACCGGCAGTTGATAGAATCCTCACCAGGGTACATCTCACCGTTGCTGTAAGGCTCATCCAGTTTTCTTGTTTGCCCGTCGAGAGCGGCGTGCTCATCTCGGACCCTGTCATCTCTTGAGCTAACCCATTGCTTCTTTTCTACTACACCTGATTGCTTGGCACTTTCACGTTGCCCATACCCAGCAGCTCTCGTTATCTCAGTCCTTGCAACCCTCATGGCCTTATATGGACTCCGGTCAACATAGAATGTTCGGAGCTTACTGCCTATCTGGGTGACCGATAACCCGTCTTCTATCCCTGCATTGATTACCCTTGCCACGTCCTCAAGGTTGGTGGCAAGTATTGACGTAACACTTTCCGCAGCGTGCTTGGTTGCCCATGCCCTTATGCCAGCACTAACGGGGTCAAATGTCCATTTCCTCTCTGATGGATTAAGGCTCTTCCCTCCACCTAAATCATCCGCTATCTCATTACCGAAGTCATCTATCAAGACTAATGATGTAGCATTGATGGTCTTCTCCCATTGCGCTCTCTGCCCCTGTATTGCGATTCTGGCGGCTTTCTCTAACTGGTCAGTGGGTTTGCCCGCAATCGCTTTAACTACCGCCTTGCTTTCGTTATCGTATAATGGCAGGATTCGTTTCTGGACGACGTTCCACCACGCTGCCCGCCGCTTGTCTATCCGTTTCCAGTGGATAGACTTCTGCTCTTCGGTGGTGAGGTTCAATGCTTTTGACCGGCTCCTGCCTTCGCCGACCTCCACCGCTCTCATTAGTGCACCACAGTCAGGGCACTTCTGAAGATTGCATTTAACGTCCTCTCCGACCTCTATCACCTTTTCACAATTAGGGCAATAGCATTTATGAGTCCCATGAGGATGTACTTTGGTTAGCATCTTCATGGGTTCTGATTCACCGGATAATGCAGAAGAGCCAGCAGGGGCTAGTGTAAATGGTAAATAACTATTATCCCAACCGTCAAACTCCTCAAAGCCTAATGCTAACTTTGTATTAATCTGCTCAAAGGGAACACCCATTGCCCATAAAGACTTGGCCTGTTCTGTCTTTTTACCGAAGTCCTCACGGAGGGCAGCTACTTTAGACAGGTCATAAACTATAGTGATGTCGTTACCATACATCGGGGCGATTCTTAAATTCAGTGTTGACTTAATATCATCCAGTAAAGGTATGATGCAATCCTCATATAATGCCTTTCTTGCCTCGGCTGCATTGGCGTAAGTTTGGTCTGCTTCGCCTAAGAAATAAGGGGATAGTCCGAAAGCACCGGCAATGGCTCTAAGGTTCTGTACCCTGGAGGCGAGATAATCCATTTCTTTAGGGGTCAATGACATCTGCTGCCACTTATAACCTCCGCCTAATACCCACGGCTCCCCACGCTTTGACTTCTGTAAGAACTTCTCTCTTACCCGTTTGCTAGCTTCTTCAAACTGCTCATCATTAAGAGACTGGTCAAACTGGAATACCCCAGGCGGTACGTTCCTGTTCTGTAATTGTACCTTCTGTGTATCCTGTGCCTCGTTGTCAGTGTCTACCGTCCTAGCCGCTGCCTGTAAGTCACCTATCCCCCAGTATGGATTCCCGGGGTCAAACTGCATGAAGTGGATAAACTGTTCAGGCGGAACTTTCTCAATACGGCCCTCAATACCCTGTACTTCCCAACCTTCCAACCATTGTCCTGCAATCTTTGACGGGATAGGTTTAACCATATCCGGCATACATACCCAGAACTCTTTGGGCTTGCCACCTACCATAACAGGTTGAATCAGAGCATTCCCCACAAGTTTAAGGTGAGCAATAAGGAACTCCATGTTATCCTGACCACTAAACTCACGATTAGGGTGAGACCATGTTTGAGTAAAAGGATGATTCTCTACCGGCTCCCCGTTCCTCTCGACATACCAGGGGATTCCAGACGCCGCCTGCACAATAGTTCTGACTGCTCGATAAACATATACAGAGAGTTTGTAGCCTTCCCTTGTGGCTTTCTTTACCGTTAGCTCAGGATAAATCGGCATTCCCGACATATTGAAGGATAGGAGGTCGAAGGGGTGTATCTCCTGACGGATAGCCTGCGCCTTTATCCTGTCCGGCAGCATAGAGTAGATTATCCGCTCTCTTAATTTATCAAACATTATTGACTCCTATCCTATGTGGAGGGGGTTATGCCCTATTGTTAATAGCTTACCAATAACCCCATACCTGCGGGCATCCATACCGTGACTAAACATATGGGTCGTCTTATCAGTGAGCTTGTCGTCTTTATCAGGAATGTATCTGAAATTACGTTGCTCTTTAATACAGTGAGTTGAATCTTTAGTCCAGAACTGCTTGTACTGCCTCACCTTCTGGTGCCCGTATTCTACCGAGTCAGCACCTTTAGGACAGGGCTTGATGTTCCAGCCCTCACGGTATAACTCTTCAATGCTCTTGGGTTCAGCGCTGTCGGCGAATATTTCGTCATGGTGTTTCTTTAACCCTGCGTCTGTCATGCGACTGGAGATATCCTGGTTAGTTAGCCCCGTCTCAAATATCAACTCCTGAGAATATAGGCTCTCACCGATAACAACATTCTTTATCAGAGCGGTTGCATCATTACTGAATCCGAAGTCAAGGCCGCAGAAGCTGTCACCCTCCGGCAGTTCATTCACCTGCTGGAAGTAAGGATAAACAAGCCCCTCAACCTTACCTAGTTTCCCGAGACCGTATATGTTCCACCAGTTGGGGTCTTGCCCCCGGTTGGATTCTATGTTCTCCACAACCTCAGAAGGTAAGACTGCTATCGCGTCAAGGTAAGTGCTGTGGATGTATACATTCTCAGGATTGCTTATCAGCCCGTTCTCATGCGCCCAGAACTCTGATACAGGGTTCCAATCAAGGAAGGTGAACCTCCGTGTCCTAATATCAAGTTCCCTGAATGCCATGTACGGGATGTTGTTAGCCTCATTGATAAATAGGATGTCTCTACGTCCACCCCTCATCTTGCTTGGCTCATCGGCAGGGAAGAACTCTATCTTACCGTTACCGAAGTTATACGTCTGCTCTGTCTTATTGTACCTGTCACCGTCGAAGCTGTCACCCATGATATTCTTGAAGTCACGGATGCAACCTCGTTTTAGGTGGGGTAAAGATTCACTGACCACCGATATCAGGAAATTACTCTTTGCTTTTTCAGCTATCAGGATTAGAAGCTCAAGTATGGAGTATGTCTTTGATGATGATGTACCCCCCTCATTCAGGGCCCGTCTCTTCCCCCCCCTGTATGCTGCATGGTTCTGGTTAAATATCTGGGTTATCGGCAGCTCCATTCTCTGTCCCTTCACCGTTTAAGATTTCAGCTAATAGCTTTTTGGTCTCACCATCTACACCCCTGATATTGATGGGCTTGTCAGGATTACCACTATGCTCAATCTCCTGCTTGTCTGACATACCGAGGAAGTTCTTAGCCAGGAAGATAGCAGCGGCAACGTTCTTCTCCGATAGCTTGAACAGGTTGCGCCTTAAACTTATTAGACCACCTACTCTCTTTTTAGCAAATACCTGGGAGAAAGTCTCGCCGTAGTGTTCCTTGACTTTCTTCTCCAATGGCTTATGAGATATATGCAACCATTCGCACATTTCATTTATAGAACACTGGAGGAAGCATAGCTTCTCGAACTCTCCCCAGTCTATTTCTTTTGCTGGTCTTCCCATCTTAGCCATCTATCCTCACCGCCTTAAGGACTCGCCAATAGCATCAGGGCAATGCCGATTAGTATCCGCAAAACTCTGATTGAATGGTCATACCGCCAACTCTGCAATCGCTTCCCATCGTGGTCTACACTCTTTAGGTAGAGCAGGATACTGAGAACGCCATCACTGAGTAGCCAGCATCCCATTAGTCCAATAATATAATTAGTCAAGTCTCACCGCCCAATTATCTTGTTTGATAGTTTCAATACTCACTCGGAACGCCTGCCCCTTGAACATTACCAGTTTCATGGCTTCCGCTAGTTCAGACTCTGGTATATCAAGCTTAACCCGGGTAGAACCATCACCACCGATATTGATTGCTGTCTGAATGTCCGCTAAACTAGCTATGAATTCAATCTTCATTCTCCACCTATAGAAAAAACCCCCGAACTTACAGGGGTTTTCATTTATCTGGTAGCGGGAGAGGGAATCGAACCCTCGTAGACTGGCTTATGAGACCAATCGGGCAACCAACAGCCTTCCCACATAAAAACACCCGCCTTTTCTGGTGGCGGGCATACTATACTGTCCAATAGTATAAAACTTTTTGAACTCACTTGTCAAGTATCATGGGGCATCATGCCCCATCTGCTCTATATTGCCGCTGTTTCCTAACCCTTCTTTTCCAATCAGAATAACTTTCAGTCCTACGTCCCTGGTGCTCCTCATCATCGGATATATATCCCTTTACCTTATTGATACGATGATATATGTCCTTATAGTAAATATGCCTCTCCCTTGCTATCTCCAATGGGTCTTTTGGCTTACCAGTCACCATACCATAGCACTCCTCTACAAGATAACCATCTTCGCCACACATCTTGACACGGGCTGAAACCTCGCCGGCTAACAGACATGGGGTTTCAAATATGGCATGATGTGAAATCATCTTGTTCTTGATAGCAATCTCACCCTCATCCCTATCTGGCCAAGTGCCGGTAGATAACAAAGGATACTCGCTGAGTATCCAGTCAACGACTGCCCTAACAAAAATCACTAACCCACTCTCCGGGGTGAATGAGGTCTACGCCTCATCTCCTTTTCGGTTTCAATTTCC